GACAGAATATATCAAAGTAGAAAATCATCCAGACTTAGCAAGAGATACTAATTCTCGTGGTATTGTGAATACTAATATGGCTGCATATGAAGCCGCAGTTGCACGTTCTCGTGCTGTACAAAAGAGTAAAGATGAACTAAGGGATGCAGTAAGAGATATAAATAGTCTAAAGTCAGAGATGCATGAAATTAAATCTCTATTAATGCAAATGATGGATAAGAAATAATGGCAGATCGTAACGCACCAGCTAGTTTCACTTTTGAAGAGTGGAGAGTAGAATTTAATGAACTCGCAACTGATGTGGGTGATATTGCGAATCTGCCGTCTACTGTCAACGGACAAGCAGTAACAGACGTTATCGAAGCAATTCAAGAACTTGAACTTGCTCTCAGTAGTGTTATGTTTCCTACAGTCATTGACTTTGATGATTCGACAGGTGTAAACAGTGAAAGAATTAAATTCGGCACAGATGACGATTTACAAATATACCATGACAGTTTAAACAGTTATGTTAATCATACTGGTACTGGAGATCTTATTCTTAGGGATAACGGAGTTGACTTGACATTCCCAGGCGCCAGTGGAACTATTGCAGTTGAAGGTTTTGCAATTGCACTTGCAGTTGCCCTTGGATAAACATTATAAATAAGATAAACAAAGGAAGATAAAGAATGGCTAACAATTTTAAGAATGCATTTGCTACAAGTGTTTCCACCTCAAGTGGTTCGCCGACAGATGTGTATACTGCAAATAATGGTTCTGCCGTCAATTCAATTCTTATCGAACTTGATATAGCAAACACTGGTACTGCTGCTGTTTCTGCAACTGTCCTCATTTATGATAGTTCTGCAACTGCATCTTATCATGTTGTAAAGAGTGCTCCAATTCCTCCAGGCTCGTCCTTGAAGGTTGTATCAGGCCAAAAGATTGTATTGAATGGAGATGACAAAGTTCAAGTGTATGCTTCTGCTGCAACTGTCGATGTTGTTGCTTCTATTCTAGAAGATGTAACATAAGGGGTGATTTAAATGTCTAACTATATTGGTGTTCCATACATTAATCAGATTTCGCCCAGTTTTCCAAAGGAAGATTTTAATGGGTCTAATTTTGGTAGTGTAACTGGAGCATATGCGACATACTCAAATGCCGTAGAACTATCTGTTGATGTTCCTGGCGCTAATACAGAAAACCTTTTGGTTGTATTGGACAACGTGGTTCAAGAGCCAGATATTGCATATACTGTTCACGAGAATTCATCTAACCAACCAAAGATTTTAAATTTCTCAGAAGCACCAGCATCAAACGCTTCTATCTATGTTGTACATAGAGGTATTGGTAATTACAACATGACACCACCAGCTGGTTCTGTTGGAACAACACAACTTGCTTCTGGACTAAAAAATATTACTACAGATTCATTCACAGGTGATGGTTCTACTTCTGCATTTACAATGACTGAAACGCCGCCTGCTGGAAATTCAATCCTTGTAATGGTTGATGGTATTGTTCAAAAGATTACAACTAACTATACTGTATCTGGAACAACATTGACATTTACTACTGCACCAGATGCTAGTGCAGAGATTGAAGTAAAACATTTAGGTATTCGTGGTGTTATTCGCAGAGGCCCAGATTTTCAAATAGACAATCTTACAGGAGATGGTTCTACTACTGCATTCACCCTAACAAACTCTGGTGTAACTGCAAACAATGCTTTTGTATATTACAATGGTGTGTGTTTGAAACCTTCTACTGATTATGGTATCAGTGGAACTACAATTACATTTACATTTGCTCCTGTTAATGCATCAGAAATAATGGTAAGGTATCAACTATAATGGCTAGTAAATCAAAAAATATCGCAGAACTTCTTAATGGTGATGTTACTATTGATGCAACGGATATTGCTGACGGTTCTGTTACTACGGCAAAGATTACTGATGCAAATGTAACAACAGCAAAGATTGCTGATGATGCTGTTACTAGTGCAAAGTTAGATACGAATATTGACATTGCTGGAACACTAGATGTTACTGGTAAATTAACTGCTGATAGTAATTTATTGGTTGGTTCTGGTAGTGCTGTTGGTAATGCAAATGCAAATGAATTAGAACTTACAAATCCTGCTGGTTCGGGAACTGTGGGAATGACAATGAATGTTAATTCTGGTTCTGCTGATACTGGAAACATTTATTGGAGATCAAATGCAACAAATAACGCCATCCAAATTGTTGGCGACCCAATAACTAATTATTTGGCACTTGGAACAAGTGGCAGTACAAGAATGCACATTGACAGTGGTGGCAATACTGGAATAGGTTCTACCACACCATCAACATATGCTACAAATACTAAAGTTTTACAATTAACTACAAATGCTAATAGTGCTGGAGAAGGTGCGTCAATTAGACAGGCGCCATGGACTTCATATCAAGGTAGAGGTTATAAACACTCAGAGGTGTTTGCTCTTTCTAATATTACTTCTAGTACATTAATTTCTCAACTTTCTGGAACTGGTGCAAATGGGTTTAGATGTTTATTTGAATATATTGTAACTGGACACACATCTGGAGTCGCAAACGGCCACTTTTGGGGGAAATATTATTGGGATGGTGGCACAGGAGCTCCAGTTTTGATTCAGGCAGACTATGAAGAAAATGCTACTCTTCAAATAACCTTTGATACTTCAGTATCAAATAGGTTGCAATTATTTTTGGCATCACATAATGGCACAAACGGATTTAATGGTATTGCAGAGGTAACTTATTGGGTGCCGGTTGATTTTGCAAGTAGTAATTATACAACATCTTAGGGAATAGATATGGGTAACGTAAGACATCATTCTGGTATTAAAAATACTGTAGTTGCTGGAGTTTGCACAAACCCTGGCTTGACAACAAGTGGAAATAGATACACATTTAATTTGGATGTGAATGGAACAAACAATCCTGGCATGGCTCAATCTTGGTCAAACAACAGTTACACTTGTTCTACAAGTGGAACTTTTGAATTTCATGCTGCTGGATACACAACCTTTACCCCTGGCTACGGATATGTAAATTTATATAAAAATGGAAGTAACTATGTTGATTTTCATTTTAATCATAATAACACTACATTTCACGAAATGTGGGGGTTTACTACTTTGGTAGAAGCAAATGAGGGTGATGTTTTTGATTGGCGCCGTGGAGGCGGCGGCAGTGGAACTCATGCTAGATTTATGATGAGTATCAAGATGATTAGTGGTATGGAAGGCCCTAACATTCTTTAATTAACAAATAGGAAAATATAAAATGGCTGATTACACATTTACATTGAATGATACTGAAGAAAAATGTATCAATTATCTCTGTCTTGATGCTCAAGAGTTTGTTCAGAATTGGATTAACTTTCGTGTCAATACTGCTAAGGCTGATATCATAAGAAAAAACTTAGAACATTGTAATGCAAATGACATTACAATTGCAACAGGTGAAGATGCTCAAATTGAACAGGCATTTACACTGGGTGTTGTCCAAACAGGTGCAGATAGAGAAGCTGAGTATCAAGCAATGGTCGCTGCTAGAGAAGCAGAATAAATAAGAGTATGATAAACAAAGGTAGAATGATATGAGTAACTATATTGGAGCAGAACCGTCCTACGGAGTATTTGATAAACAAGTACTTACTGGTGATGGTTCGACAACACAATTCAATTTAGACCATCCTGTCGCAACATCTTCGCAGCTGTTGGTTTCTTTGGATGGTGTTATCCAAGAGCCAGATCATTCATATACAGTTTCTAGTTCTACAGGACAGGGAGTTATTAATTTCTCTGAAGCACCAGATGCGGCTGGTAGAGTCTTTATCACATATTTGGGTAGACAACTACTACAGGCATCTGTTACTCAGTCCGAATCTTTCGTTGATATATTCAATGGAGATGGTTCTACTGTTGCGTTTACACTTACAAGAACACCAGTAACCAATGATGCAAGAAACTTCATTGTCTTTGTAGATAATGTCTATCAAAGAGAAGGTTCTTCATATGCATTTACTGTACTTGGACAGACGCTTACATTCACAGGCGCTCCAGCAAGTGGAACAAATAATATTCAAGTTTATCAACTTAATAACATTAACACACTAAATACTATTGCAGATAATACAGTCACTTCTGCAAAAATTCAAGATGGTTCGATTGCACGAGTTGATCTCGCATTTGATCCAGAAGATGATGCAACTGCACTTGCGATTGCTTTAGGATAACAATAGGAAAGAAACATGGCGAACACATTCAAAAATGCGGCCCTTGCTGATGTATCATCTGGTTCATATGATACTCTATACACTGCGCCTGCTGCTACACAAGTTGTTGTTCTTGGACTTGCCATCGCTAATAAAACAACTTCAGCGGTGACAGTTAAGGTTCAATTCACAGATAGTTCTGCGAGTACAACACACCAATTACTAGAGGATGTAAGTATTCCAGCAAATACTACATTGGAAACTCTTGCTGGACAAAAATATATTTTAGAGGCCGCAGACATTCTCAAGGTTCAGGCAGGCACTGGTTCTGCACTTGATGTTGTTTTGGGTATTATGGAAAAAACCTAAGAGGATAGTGTAATATGCCATTTATTGGAAAAAATCCAACCGCTGGTTTTGCTACAATCGTCAAGGATGATTTTACAGCAGACGGTACAACCACAGTATTTACGTTATCAAAACAAGTTGCAACTGTAACTGATATTGCTGTCTATGTAGGTAATGTTCGCCAAGAACCTACAGACGCTTATACAGTTAATGGAACAACTTTGACGATGAGTGTTGCACCAGCAACTGGTGTTAATTTCTATGTTCTTCATATTGCTGGAACAATCGAAAGTTCAGTCGTTCCAGCAGACCTTTCTATTGGAACTGCAAAACTAGTAAACAATGCTGTCACTAGTGCAAAACTAGTAAACAATGCTGTCACTAGTGCAAAACTAGATACGAATATTGATGTGGCAGGAACACTGGATGTTACTGGTGCAACTACACTTGATTCAACACTTGCTGTGGTTGGTAATTCAACTGCAAACTCAATGAATTTGGGTGGTAGAACTCTTGGTGCTGGTGGAACTCCACTAGGTGTTAATTTTAGTTCTGCATCTACAAATGGTATGCAAATTAACGATACTAACTCTGGTAACTTAGGTGGAATGTTGGGTTTCTACTCTGGTTCTGGAACTGGTACTCTTCGTGGAAATATTCAAAATGCAAATAACGCTGGTATCCATGTGTGTGTGGGAACTGGCGGAACAGTTGTCTTTGGTAATAGTGGTTATACAGCTGCTAACGCCCTTGACGATTATGAAGAAGGCACTTTTACGCCGACCCTATATCACACTAGCACTAATGATTCGACATTCAGTTTATCAAATGGACAGTATACTAAGATTGGCAACACAGTAACTTGTCAAATAAGAGTTGATGGTGGAACAAGTGGCACAGCGGGTTCGTTTCTAGTTATTGGTGGTTTGCCGTTTGCAGTGTCGCAAGCACAAGGCAATATGGGTATTGGGATTTGGGGTTCAAACCCCAGCAGCCAAGTTGGAAATATTCACGGTTTTAATCCACCCAGAGTATTTAAGGGCGGTCAAGACGTTACTACTCAAATGTCGTTTTTTACGGCAATGTTGGTTTATAAAACATCGTAATAACCCTATTGGATATAGGGTCGGACAGGTGACAAGTCAAGTCACGATACTAAAATAGGAGAAATAAAATGGCACTTACAGAAAGAACAGAACAGGATAAGATTGAAGTCGTAGGCGAGTTCAAGCATATTCAAGTAAGAACTGCTACAATCATCGAGCGTGATGGTGTAGAAATTTCTCGTTCATTTCACAGACACGTTGTAGCACCAGATGCATCTGCTGACGCAGTTGCCGCTGAAAGTGCAGACGTTCAGGCAATGGTTGCACAGTTTCATACTGACGCAGTGAAAACTGCATACGCAGCACACGTTGCTGCTCAGAACGCAGCTGTTGACGGTGAAGAATAAATATATCTAAAAGGGGATAATTATGCCACTATCGAAAGTTCAGGCACAAGTTATAGAAAATATTGACGGAGGCGGTTCTGATGCTGTTTTCTTTATCAATGATCAGACTATGACAGTAGACTATACTCTTGCTGCTGATAAGAACGGCGTAACTGCTGGGCCTATCACAGTGAATAGTGGTGTCACCCTCACAGTTTCCTCTGGTGCAAGATTGGTGGTAGTATAATGGCTGTAACAATAGACGGAACAACTGGTGTAAGTTTAATCCAAGACGGAGTAGTTCAGACTGCTGATTTGGCATCTACTCTAGACTTGAGTGGCAAGACAGTTACTTATGGTTTGGCCAGTTCTGACTTGCCATCTGGCACTGCAATTCAAGTAGTCAATAGTGCAAGTGGAACAAACTACAATGCAACTGCTGATGCTGGTGGCGCTGCAACTGGACACGCACTACTTACCAACTATAGTGTTACAATAACACCAGTAAGAACTGGTAGTAAATTTAAAGTTGATGGAAAGGTGTCTTCAGTTGGTTTTGCGAACACTACTGGTGTTGGTGCAATTTATTCGTTAGTAAAATACTCTATTGCTGGTGGTACTGTTACCGCTGCTGGTATTGATACTGGACATTACGGTGGTAGTAATACATATGTAAACCATGTGGTTAGTGGTCTTACTGGTGCATTGTCTTACACTTTAGGACAATCAATTGTATTCTCAATTTATGGTTATGGACAATATTGTACTGGTGGTGAATATGCATGGAATAGAGTTGGTGGTGGTAGTGGTCTAACAATCACGGAGATAGCACAATGAGTGAAGTCGTATATTTTAATTCTGATGGAACAGAATCTTCTGTTACTGGAAATGATGCAGTTACAAAAAAGAAAATGGATGACCTTCGTGGAATGAGAAATCAAATGTTGACAGATACCGATTGGACACAAGGTGCAGATAGTCCTTTGACAGATTCACAAAAAACATCATGGGCAACATACAGACAAGCATTAAGAGATATTACAGACACATATACATCACTGGATGATGTGGTATGG